GAACGTGACACCGGTATGCCGCACCGTCTCAAACGCAGCAACGTGGTTCGGCACATGGCTCGCAGCCGACCGCACGCGAAAGATTCGTTGCGCCTCATCGATGACGATGAGCGACTTCTCCGGGAACGTGAAGTAGGGCAGCGAGCGCTGATCCGGGTCTTCCGGATCGACGCGCGTCTCAGTCCATTCAACAACCGGCGGCAGAGGAATGTACGGCAAGCGCAGCTCCGGAATGCCCTGCATGAACAGCGGCCGACCTTGCTTCACCGCCTCAGCCATCATCTGGACAGCGAGCGCCGTTTTACCACCGCCCGGCGTAGCCGTGATGAGAGTGATAGGTTGCGTCGCGCTCATGACCCAGTCACCCGCCCGAACTTCTGTAGCGTCATCATCGACACCCGCGCGACGATGCCCCCGGCAATGACCGACAGCGCCGTGAAAAAACCCGCCATCGCAAGCAGCGACACCACAGGCCCGGTCAGACCACCCAGCGCACCCTTAGCGGCCGACAACGCTCCATTCACGGCCGCGCTCAAACCGACGAACGTCACAAGCCCGAGCCCGAGAGAGATCAACAACCGCCGAGCCATCGGCCCAACCAGAGCCACCAACAACGTTGCAAGAGCCGGCATCACTCACCTCCCTTCTGTCCGATACCCACCACGATCAACGCCGCTGCCACCCAGCCGACCGCAATCACGAGCGGCCGGATCATCGACGCGAAGCTGCACACCGGCCCCCAAGGCGTGGAGAACGAGAAGCCGCGCACCGAAAACGTCCCGGAAGGACACGACCCGTTGTCAGGCCCCCACCCGCTGTCCGGCGTGACATTCACGTTGATCTTGTTCTCCGCAATAGCCTCCGGATCAGGCGCGCTTCCGGCATCCATACAGCCGACACGCGACTCATGCCCATCGCACGGATCGGTCGGCTTCTCTGGAGGCTTCGGCGCACCCGTGGTGGGATCGGTGACCGGATTGCCGTTCGCGTCAACCGGCTGCTTGGTGACCGTCAGATCCGCCGTACGCGGGTCGTTCTGATTGGGCGTCACGCGCGCATTGGTCTGGTACCGGTTGCCCGTCACTGGGTCGGTGGCCGGAGAGCCAAGCGGAACGTCAACGTGGTCGACAGAAGGCGTCACGGTCACCGGCAACTGCACACCAGGCACAGCCGACAAATCATCCGTCATCTGGTCCGGCCAACCAGTAATCGGCACCTTCGACCAATCCGCATCCGTGGCTGGAACCGGCGTGCCAGGCGGCGGCGTATACGGAGAGGCTTTCGCAATATTGCCAACGCCAAACGACTGACCACTCGCCGTCACAATCGTGCACGTCGCAACCGAAGGACCAATCTGAACAATCGAAATCGTATTCCCAGGCGGTTGACCAATCATGTACACATCACACGCCTGCTGTGCGGTACAACTCGTGCTCTGATAGCACTCAGAGCGATCAGTCGACACGTTCCCCCAACCAGTCGACGTCGGATCAATCTGCCCAGCAGGCACCGACGAAGGCTGGGTGTGACACCACGTACCGTCAGCACACTTCTGGATGCCGTACTGAATCATGTACGACAGGATCGAAGAGGCGATCATCCCGGCCGGGTTGATCCGCATCGCGGCCACACCCACCTGACCAGCATTCGCCGCCATGCGCATGACCGCAGGGATGCGAACCATCTGGCCGTCAACCTGCGTCGTCAACGTGACAGCCGCAGAACCGCCGGCCATCGACACCGCGCCATTCGTGGCGATACCCCCAGCCACAGAGGTCAGGTTAGGCGGCAACGAAACCGGAATCGCAGACGCCCACGCGGACGACGCAACCATGCAGAGCAACAGCAAGAGCGCTCGCATCACTCACCCCCACCGAGAGAAAAGAACACGACGCAGGCGGGCAGAACCACCACCAGAAAGCCCGCCCACGTCCAAAAGTCCGTCGCCAGCATCACAGCCCCCTGCGAAGCACCACCACCGCCCAGGCGGCCACCATCGCCGCCACCACACCCCAGCCAACGGTCATGCCGTCCGTAAACTGCGCGGTCGTATCGCATACCGGGAACGACAGCGACGGCGCGGCAGCATCCGCCAACTGCGTCACCGTGCCGTCTTGCGCAATCACAGAACGACGAACGACCCACGAACCGGAGGACTGCACAAACTCCGATACGTAGGTCGTCTGTCCCACGCTCTGACCGATCGGGGCCGCGCTATACACCGCGTCCGTTGCCTCCGCGTTGGAAGAGAAGCAACGGGCGCCAACCAGCGCCCCCGAGGCCATTACAGCGCCTTGCGCAGCATCTTGAAAGCGAAGATGCCGACGATCACCACCAGCACCGCAGCGCCGACCGTAGCCGCATCCGTACCAGCGCCGGTCAGGGCCGTGGTGACGGACGGATCGACAGCAGCGTTCGCGGCAACAGCACCGCCCAGCGAAGCCAGACCAACAGCGATTTTCTTGAGCATGGTTTCCTCCATATCGAGAGGTTGAAAAAAGCCGCCACGTTGCTCACCGCGACGACCAGGGAACTTAGAGACCGAGCCAATCGGCCAGATGCCACAGGCGACGTGAACGCTTGGCCGCGACCATGTACGGACGAGCGAAGCGCTTGCGATCCAAACGGCGGGCCGCCCAACGACAGCCGATGTAGGAAAGGAAGGGGAGCAACATCGCGTCCTCCGTAAACTGAAAAAGCCCGCCGTAGCGGACTATCGATTACGACGCAGCAGCTTGCGCCTTGGGTGCGTTGGCAGGCGGACGAACCTGCTGTTCAACCGGAACGAGATCGACCACGCGCAGCGTCAACTTGCCCTCAAACTGACCGAGACCAATCGTCGCTTCGAACTTGCCCGGACGAACCTTGCCGTTCAGATGCTTCGGCAGCATCACCATACCGGGCATCGTCTCGCTGATGACCTGCCCATCCGAAGTGGTGTACTCCGTGGTAGTCATGCACGCGCACTCTTCCATGTGGTACGGCTGCCCGCTCTTTTTCGACGTGCCCTCACGGACAGTAATGGCGTGGATATCAACAACGACGCGGTTCTTTTGCATGGCACTGCTCCTATCGGTTGACCGGTCCTCTCAGATGCCGGTTTGGTGTATGGTTAACCATCCATTCCAAACGGACTTGTTCCGATCGGAATAGACGTAGCGATATTATTCCGAACGGAACAAGCCAACCAATTGGAGTTTTCTATGACTTATGACGAATTCATAGCCTTAGCGCTGCACCAGCGCCCGGTCAACAAAGCCGCCCATGACATGGGCATTCCACAGCCGACGCTGCGCCGATACGCCAACGGAGAACGCCTGCCGGACTACACAGCCACGCTAATCATGGCGAAGGAAGCGAGCGTCAGCGCTATGGAAGCACTGAAGACCGTCGCCCTAGAAGACGCCCGCCGCAAGGGCATGCTGGACGCGGTAAAGAAGGTTTTTCGCTCGCTGCTTAGCGCCGCGAAACCGAGGAACAGGCTGGCCGCCTGAACCTTGCGCTAGGCAGTATGCGAGGGGTTCAAAAAGGACCCTCTCCGCCAGCAAGTCCAGCGCCCCGGTCAAACGGAGCCTGGTTCGAACAAAGCCCCGCCATTGGCGGGGCTTTGTCGTTTACGCGTTCTTGGCAGTACCGTTAGCCGGTTTTGCTGCCGATATCGGTGATGAGTCAGGCGGGGATGAACCCGAGCAACTGGCGTTGGGTGGCCCAATCGATGGGCAATGGCACGTGCTGCCTGAGGGCATCCGAGGTCTGGACCGGCGTGCGTTTTCTCAGTGATCCTGGGCCGCAGCCTGGCGATCACGCCCCGTTTGTCGAAACACGAGCAACGGGGCGGCGTGGGGCGTTACTGCGCAACAAACAGAATGCCATGCGGATCTTGCAGGGCGGATGCGTTGCCCGAGGTGGAACGGTCATCGCGTGCGTTGAGACACAACAGCAGCGCAAGTTCGAACTTTAGTTCAGGCCCAGCCAGCCCATACTGCGCGCACGTTTGCGTCAT